CTTTGCTTCCTTCACCGCTTTTTTTTCGTCAACAGGTAATGAACCGTACATAGCCTTATTGAACTTTTCTGCTATCATATCTATATCGTTCAACCCATAATCTTCAAGGATGTTTTCTTCTGTTACTCCTTCCTTATCTACCAATCCGATATAAAGTAAATGTGGAATTGTCTTAAACGGTCTTTCGTTTACATCCTTTTCCATTTTATCAAGGTTTTTCAATCCGTTGTATTCTTCTTCAAGAATAGCCCAGGCATTGAAACCAAACTTGATTTCTCTTTCTTTACCCTGGATAAATAATGTTACTTTTTCGCCCCTTACCTTATTAAGTTCTTTTCCCATCTTTTGTATCTCCTTATAAAATAAAAAATCCCTTGCGGATATAAAGAGTATATACCAACAAGGGATTAAACGCAAACTTGCGACTAATTACAGAGTTTCAATTTTAGGTGTTGCACCAACTCCGTTATTATCTTTCAGTCCGCCTGTAACAAATGCAGTTGCAGGTGTACCGCTTGCAGGTGTGAATGTAATTACATTGCCATTTACTGCATAAGTTCCTTCAAGCAGATTATTACTTGAATCAAGAACACCGATTGTTATACCGTTGTCAATAGTACCGCTAGCAAATACAAAATCTTCTCCACTTGCCTTAGTTCCTGTAAATGTTACTTTTCCGCTACTTTCTGCGATAACAACTGTTAAGGCTGTATCATCTGAAGCAACTGAAATTACAGGTGCAGAGAACCAATTTGTAATTACACTTGATGAAACTTCATCATCATCACTTCTTGCGTGTGTACAGATAATTCCGTTGTAGATTGTCTGTGCAAACTGTGCAGTCAAATTAATGTGACCAAATTCAATAGATTCAGTCTTTGTACTTCCGCCTGTTTCAGGAACAGAGAATTTACCTTTTGCATACCAGAAATACTGATAGCGTTTTTCTCCGTCTTTTTCGCCGGCAATCCATACACGGAAACCAACTGCAAAGTATGGACTCTGATCTAATGGTGCTTCTACTGTAATACCGTTTACTTTTTTCTGTCCTAACATAAGGGCAAGAACACTTGAATCAACATCAATTAATTCAAGGTTCATTTCAGTATTACCACGGTTATTTGTAACGAAGAAAACTCCGTTATCACCGTAGTCAGTAGCAACATCACTGTTTGGATTTACGGTAGCATTTACTGCACCTTTAAGGGCAATAGGTGTATCGTAAACAATTCCGTTTGCGTCATCGCTGATAACTCTTGCGATGTGTACTTCATCAAGACCAATTCTTGGTGCTTCGTTCATAATTTCAAATCTCCTTTCTAAATTATAACGTTATATTTTATAAGGAATAAAATTCCCTTCTAAAATCCAATATTCTATGCTTGATGTTATCTTCAACATCAGGGCTTTCATTGTTTCCTGTCATACTCCAATAATCATTTCTGAAAATCGAACGTACAACATCCGCTATCGTTTCTGCTTTCGGATAACCTTTTATAGTTTTACTGAAAATATGTATTCTAACCTGTGCAGATGTTCCTTCTGGTAAATTATCAGAAAAGGCAACATCACTTGAATTCACATCTTCAAAAACTACTAAAGGAAAATTTTTCACTTCCTGTGGATAAGCAGAAACTATTTTATTTTCTCCTATCAGTTCTTTTAATTCTAAACTTGCAGAAAGTAAATTCATATAATATTTTTTTAAGTTCATTATCTAAAAATCTCCTTCCACAAATTAGACATCCAACTTTGACACTTGATAAGGCTAGCCGATAACCACGGGCGGGGCTTCATCTTGCTAGTGCCATATTCCAAGTATCTAGGATAATCAGAATCGTGTATTATACTTCCAACTTCCCCTACAACTTGTTTACCGTTGCCCGATACTTCGTGCGTTATACTTCGCATTAAAGTTCCTGTATCGGGTGCAGGTGGATTTCCCGCAAAAGAAGGATGATGTCCTTTCTTTCCGTATACTACATCTGGATTAGTAGGACTATCACGCATTATTGTTTTTGCGGTTCTTTCAACTTCTGCACAACTCATTGTAACAAACTTTCTTGAATCGGCTTCGGCTTTTTTTACCTGGTTTTCTAAAGCTCTTGTAAAGTCCGTTATCTGTTGTTCAAAAGTCTTTGCCATTTTTTACCCTTCATTTTCTACGGGAATTAATAAACATTCCCCGTGCTTACTCCAAGCGTTTATCGGCATTATATTAAATATTTCCGTTTTGCCTGTAAAAGCTGATAAAACACTCGCCCGATTTCCACTCTTTACGCTTTCGTGAAAACCGTTATATAAAAACAGTCTGACATTTCCTTTTATCGTAGAAAGTCCGAACACCTTAATTTCATCTTCTGTCATTGTATGTGGTTGTACATCACCTTCAATTACTTCTATCTGTTCCCACTCTGCAATATAATCTCCGCTTTCATCTATAACGTTTTTTTCTGCAAGAATAGAAACAGTTGCATTATGAAATCTGACCATTAAGCAACCCCATAGAAAATATATTTTGAAAGTAGTGTTTTTGCACTTTCAGAAAGACCAACATTATTTGCACTGTCTGAATAAGTATCCGAAATATGTCCTTCTGTATGACCTTTCAAACCGATAGCACCCATTGAATCAAGGTTGTATTTTTCTACAACGCAATTAATACAACAGGATACAATATCATAAGGCAGACTATCTTCTGCACCTTCTGAATAGTTTTCATCACCCGGCAGATAATAACCTGCAATATATGTGACTTTGACATCCCAAACACCGCTAACTATATCGTGAGTAAATCCCCTTGTATAAGCCTTTCCGCCCCAACCAAGTCCACGATATAACCTTCCCCAACGATTATAAACAGGGAACATTTCATAATCAGTAATCACTTCACCGCCCATTGTGACTTCTGATACACTCTGTAACGGGAAGTGATTTAATTGCAATAATTGACGGTTATTTTCTGCTTGTACTTCTTCTGTGTATTCTGCCCTTGCTAATTTATAGCCGATATACCCTTCAATCAACGAAGATACCTGCTTAATCATCAGATTAAGTTTTGCGTCTTTTGTTGTATCATCAAGAGAGATATTAAGCATTGTTTTTACATCAGATAAAGTACATAACATAATTCTAACCGCCTTTTATTTATGCCTGTGGATCTACGTCAAAATCACCAAGTACACCTACTGCACTTGTTGAAGTGATAACCTTGAGATATTCCTTTGCACCTGCAATATTGATGTTGTTTGTTCCGTCTACAAGAGTAGCGAAATCTGCAAAAGTTCCGCTTGATGTATCGCAAGTTTGAAGTTTTCCTGCACCGTCTGCTTCAATTACAATGTTTTCTGCTGAACCTTTAGCAAATGCAGTTTTACAATCTGCAACTATTTTAATCTGGTCTAAAATCTTAGAACGTGTCATTTTATGTATCTCCTATTTAAATCAAGTTTAAGGAAAGCGGGGATTTCTCGCCCGCTTTTATTGTTACCGAGTAACAAACCTTATTAGTTCTGTGAATAAGTTCCACGAACAAATGCTTCTGGATGACGACAAGCGAAGTCAACTTCTGTAATAAGTCTTACAAGAGTAAGGTCTTTGTCAAATGCTGAAATTGTCTGTCCGTTACTTACGAATGTACCATCTCTTGATACTTCAATAGAAATATCCTTAGAAATACCAAAGAGTAATTGTGACCAATCACCAAGCCAGAAATCTGAATAATCACTAGCAGGTGCTGTTGCTTTTGTATAATCAACTGTTGTTGATGTCAGGAAGTCATAACCGTTAAGTGTTTTCTGTGTAGCCATTTCTGTAGCCCAAGCAAATGGTCCAGTTGTAAACTTAGTTGACTTGATCCAAGATTTACCTTTTGGTGAAAGCAACCATTTTACATTTTCCATTGGGATGTTAGCCTGTTCGAGAAGTGCTTCCATATCGTTTGGAGTATCTACACCAAATGCAGTTGTTGAACTTCCACTTGTCTGAACGCCTGTTGTGTTCTTCAAGCCTTTTGGCTGATACTGTGAACCTGTACCTTTGAGAAGTGCAATATCAAGGGCAATTCTTGCGTTACGCATTAAATCTTCTGCAATCCAACCTTCAACATCTACACCGCTTTCACGAATAACTGTATTTGTGATTGCTGACTTTGCAAAAAGTTTTTTTGCGTGCATATTTACTTCACCAAATCCAGGCTGTGTAATATCGCCGATTGTTTCTTCTCCACCCCAAGAAATTGCAGATGTAGAATCCATTCTAGGGATAGACAAGTTACCGTGTACAAGTGGAACACGTCTTACACCCAATTTGTCAATCAAAGTATTAGCAAGAAGGGCGTCAATATAATCACTTGAGAATGCCAAAGGAACTGTAAATCCACCTTCTGTTGGTGTAGTTGCATTTACTGCCTTTGTTGAAAGTACCTTGATAAGTCCTTTTGAATTAGCAAAGTCTTTTTTAGCCTGTGCAAGAATTTCTTCATCAGAAACCTGTTTGATAGAACGGTAATCTTTGTTATGCATAGCACGAACTGCTGAAGCCAACATCTGATTTACGATTGTTACAGAGTTTTCTTTTGTTTCAACGTTTCCGCTTACTGCTTCTTTGAAAGCTTCAAGGTATGCAACGTTCTCAGCTTTCTTCTGTTCTGCGTCTGCGTTGATTTCTTTTACTGCTTTCTCTACTGCTTCTTTAATCTGTGCTTCTGATACACCTGCACCCATTTCCTTTTTGATTGCTTCTGTTTTATCTGCAATCTGTTTAGCTGAACGTTCATCAATGATACGTTCAAGTTCTGACATTTCCATAGCCATAATTTTTTTTAATCTCCTTTCAGATTTTATTTTTTATTTTTTTGTTTTCGGTTCTTCCGATGTAATTAGACCTTAATTACTTAAAAGAATATCCCGTCATATTTCTACAACGGGATAAAAACTTTTTTAAATTCACTTTTTACTTTTCTACGAAGTTTCCGCAGATTTCTACAATAGCGGTTGCACCAATACCGATTGAAGCATTGATTGCGGTTGCAAATGCAGGATTAAAGAATGTTACAAATCCGATAGCGATTGTTGATAAACCGCCAACGATTGCCACTACAAGATTGTAAACTTTTTTACTCATCTTTTTACATCTCCTTTTTCCGTAGTATAACACACCTATTTTCTACTTGTCAAAAATCCTAAACGTTTGGTAATTCCACAACATTATCAGGAAGTTCTACAAGGTTCTTTTCTGTTTCTTCAAGTTTCTTTGTCAGTCTTGCTACTGTCTGTTTTACTTCTGCAAGTTCCTTTTCAACATCGCTTAATTTTTCATCAAGGCTTTTCTCAGTTGTAAAGTATTCCTTGATAACTGATTTATCAAGCCCGAAACTCTTTACTGCTTCTGCAATAGCGTCTTGATTTGCAGGAACTGCCACCGCAGAAAACTCCAAAAGTTCCCATTTAAGAATATCAAATCCTTTTTCACTTTCAATCCATTCAAGCGGAATAAAACCAACTGATACCGCATTAAGCATACCAGTTTTATAACAATGAAAACAAAAATCAATTAAGCGGGCTTTTTCACTTACATTATTCATATCACTGGATAGTTCTTCAAGTTTTGGGAAATATACATCGGCTTTTACACGGTCACCTTCAACCCAAAACTTTGTAACTTTTCCAAGCGGAAAATCCCTTGTATTGTGAAATCCACAAAATACAGGGTTCTTCATATAATTTGTAAAATCAACCCCGCTCGCTCTTAAAATATCACCATCTCTATCTTCTACTTCTTTAGAGATAGTAAAACGGACTGTGCGTTCTCCGATTTCTTCAGTACTTACAGAAATATCTTTCTTATTGCTTTGTCCTTTTTCCAATTTCATATTAAAACTCCTTATACCTTACTTAATACGATATTTCAAATTATCCCCTTACATCATAACAAACGGGGCAACACTACACCTACAGTTCACACATTGTCCCGCAGGTGCAGATGGATCTCCAGGGTATTCCATAAAAGCCCCTTCACTTTGACTTGTCGCAGGAACTTCAAATTTATCTGTAATCGGAATTACAGTGCCATCCATAAGCAAATGACTATCTCTTGTTCTGTCATCCTGCACCGAAATCCATTCTTTATAGTTTATGCCTTCGGCTCTGTAAAGTTCATTACTTCCCGCATTCATAGTTGAACAAGATTCAGTTCTTGCAATTAAAGTAGCCCTAACCTTTTTATCATCATCAAACAAACCGTCTGCAACTTCAATTAATTTATTTACTTGTTTTTTTAAATCTTCACCTTCTACAATACTTTCAGAAAGTGCCTTGCGTAACTTCTTTTTAGTTGTATTGTTTATGTCCTTGCACAATTCAAGCCCGTAGTTATCAATCCACAAAGAGAAAGCTCTTTTTACTTTGTCACTGATTTCTTTTACGCCCTTTTTATTCAAAAGTGTCTGTCCGTGTTCTGCACCTGTATTTAATCCGTTTAAGAAAGCACCTGCCAATGTATGCTTTAATGCTTCATCCATTTTGTTATCAAACAGATTTTCGATTACAGAACCTACATCCTTGTTTTCTTCACAAGCCTTTTTAATTTCTGCGTTTACTAATTCATTCTGTTTTGTAAATGCTTTCTGCATTGACTTATAAAAAGGTGCTTCAATGCTTGTTGCCCTTGCGTCAAAAGTTTTCCAAATCTTTAATCGTCTTTCTTTATCTTCTTCTGACTTCAAAACCTTGTATTTTTTTTCATAGGCTTTTTTAAGGCTTTTAAATTCTTCTTCTGTCAGTTCCTTTTCACCTTCTGTACTTTCAGGAAGTTCTACAACTTCGCTTTCTGTAACATCAGGCAATTCTATGGGTTCTGAATTAAAAGGCTGTTCAACCTGTCCGAAAGAACGCAAATAAACATCTCCACCCTTTTCGTCTTTTTCAAATCCCATTCCAACACGCCAATCGTTTACAGTCAGAACACCACGACTTAAACCGTCATTTAATATCTGCAACTTCTGATCTATATCTTCTGTGATGTTGTTTTCGTGTTTAAGAATAAGTGTTCTAGCAGTGTCGTAATCTTCCCAAAGTAACTGTGAATTGATAACACGTTCAAACATCTTTAATCTGTCTGCTAAAACGTTTTTATTTAAGAAGTATTCTGCGTCATCTATTGTGCTTCTGTTTGAGTTTTGCAAAATACCCATAATCTCTGGTGGTAACTGATAATGTTCATTTACACTATCTCGCAAGAACTTTCGGCTTTCTACAAAATCAAGCTCTGTTGGGCTTTGTGAAATCTTTTCAAACTTGCTACCTTCCCCCGTCAAAACCATAGGCTCTTTTGCGTGGTGGAATCCTGCCATTTTTGAAAGCCAAGACTGTTTTATCTGGTCCGCAGTTTCCTTGTTTCCTTGTGGTGCGTAGATAATTGCAGATGGTGTAGCGTCATTGAAGAAAAGGTTTTTTGCATACTTTGCCGAATATTCATCAGTTTGTATTTCATCGCCTATTGCTTCACTTGTTCCCCTTCCCCTTCCGTATGGGTCGTTTAAATCCAGGTCTTTGAAACAAATTACATCTTCCTGTGGTACTACAATAGAGTTTCCCCCAGCAGTTCCAAACGGGTAAATCTGCCAGAATTTATTTTCAACTGTTGGTGTCTGAACTACCCAAGAAGGTGCTACAGGTTGAAGTCCTACAACTTTTCCGTTTGGGTTTCTGATTTTCAAAAGATATGCTTCACCGACTAAATCATAACAGGCAAAAACAAAATAGCGGATAGTCCACCCCGTCAACTCTCTGTCTGAAGGGCAAGGGTTTTCTAATAGTTCGTATATTTCGTGATTTTCAATTACTTCCGCTTTGTTCTTGTTTTTTCTTGCATCTGATTTGTTATAAAGATAAAGTTCTGTACTTGCACAACGTTTCGCAATAAGTCTGACTGCGTCAAGGCGTGGTGAAGTGTGATATAACTCCAATAAATCTTTACTTGCCATTGAAGGTGCGTGTGACCATTTCTTGACAATTAATTGCTTAATACTTTCAAGCGGTGAATTCATAAAAGAGTACTTCTCCTTAGTTTAATTTTAAATTTAATATAAACCAAAAAGAAATACTTGTCAAAAATCTTTACTGTAATTCTGCTTTATTGATTTCTTTCATTCTTTCCATTTCTGCTTTTATTCTGTCTATGATTGCAGGGTCTTTCGGATAATACCGATACAACCAATGCAAAAAATCGTGCGTCATATTATTACAGGGAAGAAAGTTGTCATTTAATTTTTCGTAGTTTTCTTCCCGCAAATCTTCGTGGTGAAGTTCCCACCTTCGACCCAATTTATGCAAGGTAATTTGGTCTAATCCACCGCATTCTTTTTTCTTTCTAGCCTTGAAATCTTTCCAAACTTTTCTTGCTCTGAAATTACGTTTTCTTTTTTGTGATTCGTTCATTAATGCCCCCCCTATAAATCATAAACAAACTTTAATTGATAGCCGTCTGCCTTTTTAATATTCGGATAGATTTCTTGTAATACTGCCCAAACTCTAGTTCTATGCCGATGCCACATTGTAACAGGGTGAACCCTTTCCCCGTTTTCCAGAATGTAAAAATCAGCTTTTATTGCCTTTTCAAAACGGAAGTTTCCCGCCTTATAAATTGTTCCCGTCTTTCCCGCAGATGTATCAGCATAACTGATCAAGTGCTTTATTTCGGGATGTGCTTTTTTTAAATAATGAACTAAAAGCGATAAAACAATAGTTTCTGAAAACTTCGGGCAATTATCAGAAAGCCACATTCTGTCAAACTCCCTTGTATCGTTTGAATCTAAACCGCCTTTTATTTTCGGTCTGATTCCATATCCGATTTGTAATGCACCTTCTCGCTTGCCCTTATAAATTACTAATAGATTTATACAAGAATTGACCGTTACTTTATGCGAATAATGATGCGGAACAATTATTGCATCTGCATCACCTTTTTCGCATTCAATTATTTTAATCTGCTTTTCTTCACATTCAAACCCGATGCAAGTTCCCGATAAATCTATTATTGGATTTTTTTTCAGTTTCATTTTGTAACTGTCTTTTTCAACTCTGTTTTAGCTACACTATTTTTGATAGTGCCTACAGTTTCCTTACTGTCTGGAACAAAGCACATCCCGATATATTCGTTCTTGTAAATATATCCATTTGGAACTTTTACAATTTCGTAACCTGTTGCAGAATCCAGAATAGGACAATCGCCAATCTTTAACTCTTTCAACATTTCTTCAAGGTTTTCACCT